TTTTACCTTGTTGAAACTGGTAGACAAATCAGATTTTAATATCTGATGGGTAGACACCCGTGCAGGTTCGACCCCTGCAGGTAACTATTGCCCGAAAGGGCAAATCGTACAATCTAACTTACAGGATTACCTAACTTATGATTACGACAGAACAATTTAAGCAAATTTGCGAAACTGAATTTGATTGGAATATGATCTTTGGTGCAGTCAAAGATGCATATTCAGATAAAGGGTTTAAGAGCAATTCTGATAACTTTCTGCGAGCAAAAGTATTTGAACTTGCTATTGCTTGCTACTCTCAAGTTGAATATGTTGACAAAGACGGAGTTGATTTTCTCCTAAAAGTTCTTGGTGAATGTGTTCGCATTGAAGCAAAGTTCCTCAAAGGATTCTTCAAAAAAGATGGAACTTGCAAAGAAGTAAAAATGAAAAACTATCGGGGTGATGTGACCGAAGTTGCATTTAACCGATATAAAACTGAAGACAAGTTTGATTATGTAATGATTATTGACCGTGATTCATATAAGGTTGCTATTGCTTCTCGTGAAACGGCACAAAAGTATTACGTAAGCAAGGGTGATGGAGTAATGGTTCAATTCCCAATCAATGAACTTTCAGTTCTTGATCTGGATATTGCAAACTTTACTTTCCCAGCATCCCCTGATAGACTGTCTGATCTCCTTCGGGAAACAATGATTAACTGGATTAAGAATAGATGAAACAATTTCCTTTGAAAACAGCATTACGTTATCCTGGAGGCAAGAGTAAAGCACTTAAAACTCTTGCCCCTTGGTTTCCTAGTGATTTCAAAGAATATAGAGAACCATTTATTGGTGGTGGAAGTGTTGCTTTGATGGTTTCCCAAAACTATCCAACACTTCCCGTTTGGATTAACGACAAGTATTTTTATCTTTATAATTTCTGGGTTCAACTTCGTGATAATGGAACTGAACTTGCAGAAAGACTAAAGAAGATTAAAACAGATATTCTTGGAGACGATGATGCTCATAAAGAACTGTTTAATGATTATGCTCAAACTATTGGTGATTTAGAACCACTAGAGAAAGCAGTTGCATTCTTTGTAATGAATAAGTGTTCTTATTCTGGTCTTACAGAGAATTCAACATTCTCAGTACAGGCATCACGTTCTAATTTTTCTCTGGTTGGTATTGATAAACTCCCACAGTATTCTCATATCATTCGCAACTGGAAGATTACTAATCTTGACTATGCAGAGGTAATGAATGCTGATGGTGATAATGCATTTGTATTCCTAGACCCACCATACGATATTAAAGATTTCTTGTATGGAACTGGAAGACAACTGCATTCTTCATTCTCTCATCAACGATTTGCAGATGATGTAGATAAGTGTCCTCATCGGTTTATGATTACCTATAATATCAACGATTGGATTGTAGAAAGATATAAGAATTACCATCAAAGAGAGTGGGAACTTCGATATTCTATGGTTCATCGTGGAGAAAAAGGAACAAAGGATAATGTAAAGAAAGAACTTCTAATTACAAACTACGATACAAATAATCTTTATAACTTGTTTGGAGAATAATATGGAAGGATTTGTGGTTGGGAAAGGAATGGAATATGCTGCCATTCCTTTTGGGGAAGAATTGATGATTGTTTATAAAGGTCAGCAACTTAAAGTATGTAAAACTGAAGATGATGCAAGAAATTATATTAACAATCACAAAAAAGGAAAGAGTCAAGCAAAACTCCCTCTGGACGGTTGAAGAACTGGCACACAGGTCTCCCAAACCGAGACCTGATGCCCTATGATACTTAAGTAATCAAAGGAACACCTCAAATGAGCACTAGGTCCCGCATCGGTCTCGAACTTGCTGATGGTTCTATTCTTTCTGCATATCATCATTATGATGGTTATCCCGAATGGTTGGGTCGCATCCTGAATACTCACTATAACACCAAAGAGAAAGTCGCAGAGTTGATTGACGGTGGTGATATGTCCTGCTGCTGGACTGATGACCGATGGGATGGTAGTGGTGATGGTTCTTATGGACCCAACTATTACTCTTATCGTGGAGAAGATTGTCCTCCTCGACTTGATAAAGATATGGATGAGTTCTTTGCTGATAATGAAGAGTATTCTTATATCTTCCGTAACGGCAACTGGTATGCTTATGATATGCACCAGTTTGAGGATATGGTTGCACCCGAACCCATCGAAATCCCCTCTGCCCCTCTTCACGTTTGATTATGAAACCAAAGTATCTTGCTGCTGGACTGATTGCTTTCTCTGCTGTGATTGGATGGAATGTATTTCTAATCCATCGTGATGATGCGATGTATAAAGAATACTATCGTCGTCAAGCAATCGAGAACATTAAACATCCACCCAGTAATCAAATCAAATGAGTTTATCACTTGCAATCGCAATCTATGCTGCTATCGTTGCCGTGGTCTCATCTATCTTAACTTATTATTTTAAGGTGATGAGACCTAGGGAAGAGGAGGAACTTAGAAACAAATAAGTCTATTTTTATAAATACCTAAAAAAGTATTTGTAAAATGGACGCAAAAGACATTCTCAATCTTCAAGAGGCATATCTAGAAGTTTATCAAGAACTTGATGAAGTAACTAGAATGCGTAAAGAACTTGGTAAGGAAGGTGAAATTGCAACTCGTAAAGAGTTAGCAAGACGTTCTAAAGAGTATCAACATTCTGCAACTGTAGATAGAACTATTGCAGCAGCAGAAAGGGGTGTTGAACGTCCTTATGTTAAGCATAAACGTGATGAATCGGAAGGTGATAGAACATCAAGAGAAAGAAAGCAAAGTCAAACTTTAAGAGTACTTGCTGCTTCGAGAAGAAAGTCCGTAAGAGGTGAAGGTGGTCTTAGAGGTTATGCTGCTAAAGTAGATGGAAGTGATAAAGATTTACAATCTGTAAGAGGTACTGCAAGAAGTGCAGGAACACTGACACCAGCAGAAAAAAGAAAACTAGGTGAAGAGCATCTTAATGAAATTTCTGCAGATACTGCACTTAGAGCATCAAAAGAAGCAACTAAAAGAGCAGGAACTTATGCTGCTCTAAGTGGTGGAGAACGTAAACCAACTGAAAAAGCAGCAAAATTAAGAGCACAGGCAGAAAGACTTTATGCTGCATCTGCAAAGAGAAGACTAAAAGCAAAGATTACCCCAGTAAAAATCACAAGAGAAGAGTATGATTTTATCCTCTCTCATCTTATTGATGAAGGATATACAAATACTTTTGAAGGTGCAGAAGTCATCGCATCGAATATGAGTGATGAATGGATTGTAAGTATTCTTGAAGGTTGAGGACACTTCCCGAACTGTCCACCAGACCCCCCACGGGGTCTTTTTTTGTGCTATATTAACAAAGTAAAGTCAAGAACCAAATGAAATTCATCGTTGACCTGTACGTTGGTGGTAAAGTCTTCAAGGAAGAAGTTTATGCCAACAATCCCAAAGATGCCCGTGAGACTGCACTTGCTCGCAATCCTAAAGCAAAGGTCGTTGGTGTCAATGCAACTTTCAAGTGATAAATAAAGATGCCTTAATTGACTCGCATCTTTAAGGTTGGAGAGGAGAAATCCTCTCCTTTTAATATAAATAATACTGCGAGTCAATTTAAGAGTAGAATTATGCAACCACGTATTTACACGTATAAAATTACTTTTGAAGAAGTTCCATATTATTACTATGGTAGTAAAAAAGAAAAAAGATATAATGAAGAGTACTGGGGTTCTCCCATAACAAATAAATGGTGTTGGGAACTTTATACTCCAAAGAAACAGATATTAGAGATATTTGACTACACTGATGAAGGATATGAAAAATGTAAAAGAGTTGAAACCAGATTGATTAAACCTTTTTTAAATGACCCTTGGTGTTTAAACGAAGGGTGTGGGGGAAATGTTTCTATAAAAATTTGTAGAAAAAATGGAAATTATGTAAAAGAAAATAAATTGGGAATGTATTCTATAACTTGCACTGAAAGAAGTAATATCAGCAAGAAAGTTGGAATTAATCATTATAAAAATAAAACAGGAATTTTCTCTATAACAGAAGAACAACGAAAAGAAATTGCAAGTAAAATTGGAAAAGAAAACAAAGAATTAAAAAGGGGAATTTTTTCAAGAACAAAAGAAGAGTGGAAAGAGCAAAATAGAAAAAATGGAATAGAAAATGTATTAAATGGTAATATGAAAAAAATACATTCTCTTGGAGGAAAAGCAGCATCATCACAACAGTGGATGTGTTTAGAAACTGGATTTATTACAAATTCTGGAGCACTTACTCATTATCAAAGAAAAAGAAAAATAGATACAACAAAAAGAAAAAGAATAGATAATTAAATAAATCTATTTTTATAAAGTATTTACTTTATGTTACACTAACCGCATAGTTTAAAAATAAAATGAAAAAAGCATTATTTATTTCTACTTGTTCAGTAATTACACTTTTAAGTTTTCCTTTGCAATCAAATTCGCAACAAGTTAATATATATCAAACTTGCACTAACTATCAGGAGAACTATTCTCCTGGATATTATGATGCTTATGGGAATTATGTTCAAGGAAATGTGAACACTCAACGGTATAATGTTCAGTGTGGAACTGGAACTTACTATCGACCGAATGGTGGTGCAGTTTATCAAGCACCTGTAGCACAACCTGGATATGGTAGGG